ATGGATGAGAAACCAGTTAAAACCGAAAATGAAAGCGAATCAAAAAAGGGATATCATCGTAAATCCAATGGCGAAGGAAGCATTTTTCAGCGATCAGATGGTCGTTGGTGTGCAAAAATTCAGATAGGCACTTTAGAAAATGGCAAGCCAAAACTTAAATTTTTCTATAGTATGAAATATAAAACTGTTAAAGATAAGCTGAACGCCTATAAAGCACTCCTGAATAATAATCCTGATGAAGAATCAAATAACACAACTGTAGATGAATTTATCACTAATTGGCTTACTACCGTCAAATTTAACGATTTAAAACCGTCTTCTTATGATCGGCTGGAAGCTACTATTAATGATAACATTGTCCCCACCATTGGTTATCATAAACTTTTTGAATTAACTGCCCAACAAATACAGGAAGAACTTATAAATATGATGAGGAATAAAAACTATTCCTATTCAACAATAAAAAAAGCGTACAACGCAATTAACGCCTGTTGTAAATATGCCATATCAATAAGAAGGATGGACTACAATCCTGTATCGGCTGTTTCGCTGCCATCTGTACATCAGTTTGAGCGAAAGCCTATAAGATGGTTCAGCAATGATGAGATCAAGCGATTTAAAGAACAGTGTACATTTATATATAAAAATGGCAAGTATCGCTACCCCCTCGGCTATGGTATGATTTTTATTATGAATACCGGCCTAAGATTGGGAGAAGCATTAGCTATCAAATGGGAAAACGTTAATTGGGAGAAAAAGCAACTATCTGTTGAAAGTAACGTCGTTATGGCTGTAGACAGAAAATCAGGTAAAAAGAAAAGAGTCCAGATCAATCAGGACTTTCTCAAGACGAAATCCAGTAAACGGATTATACCATTAAATAATACAGCTATTGACGCTCTAACTCAAATTAAGAAAATTAGATATTTTGGAGAAAAAAGCTATATTTTATGTACTGAAACAGGGACGCAAAATAAACCACGGAATTTCTGCCGTACTTTTGAAGAAATTTTGAAACGCGCCGAAATTGAAAGATGTGGGATTCACACCCTACGCCACACCTTTGCATCGAAGCTGTTTGAAAAAAATGTTGACGTGAAAACAGTCTCCATGCTCTTAGGCCACGCCGACGTTACTATAACCTATAATATATATATCCATCTGATCCAGCAACAGAAAGCAGAAGCAGTCCAGCTATTGGATGAGATTTAATTTGCATAAGTGCATTTTCTTGTCTGATTATTAATCCACACAACGAACTTATCCTTTAAGATATAATATCTTCCTCCCAAATGGATTGATGGAAAGCTTTTCTGCTTAATTAATTCATACGCTTTGTTCTTACTACAATGGAAATAATCAATTAATTCTTGCACTGTCATAAGTTCTGGTAACTTAGTATTATCATTTGTATCTATAACGATCTTCCTTTCCAAATTTTAGTGAATAATATATTTACTTCTATCCAACAATGATGTAAAATAATCTATAATCTTTTATGGAGATGATTCTATGCCAAGAGGCAAACAGAAATCCGACGAAGAAAAACTTCAATTGATTGATGATCAAATATCAGTTGAAGAAACCAAGAAATCTAAAATCGACGAAAAGATCAAAGCTTTGAACGATCAGAAGAAAGCCATCTTTGACGAACAGCAACATAAGAAAATTGAAGTTCTTCAAGAATTCATCGACAAATCCGGCAAATCACCTGATGAGATCATGGCAATCCTCAAAGAAAAGATGAAATAATCCCATGCAATTAAAATTGTAGAAAAAGAACGGCAATGGCTATTAAAGTCAATGCCGCTTTCTTATTTCCATTTATCATTTCACTACCTTTCCTGTAATATAAGCATTTTCATTTTGATTTTGAAAATATGTTATCAATACTACGTCATTAACTAAATATGTTATAATAGAAGAGGGTAGGGAAGATGGGATAGCATACTCTACCCCATCAATTCTTACCGTATATTGATTGTTACCTAAATTTGCTATAATTGTACCTTGTTCTGTCCTATCAAATTTAGCCTTAGAAATGGCTCTATCAACCATATATTGAATAGAATTAAGAATTCCATTAGAAACATCTGTCATTGTTTTTTTCAATAAAATCACCTTCTCTATTTTTGAATCGCACTTTCTAAATTGTCCATATTATCACTTCACCATAGCACTTGCTTTTGATGGAAGAACAGTAAAAGCATTAAATATTCTCTGTTCTAATTGATTTACCTGATTCTGAGCAATTTGTTTCATCTGCGCTATAGCATTCTGATCCGCATTACCTTGCACAGTAATATCACCTAATTTGACATTTAAATTAATAGGTGAACCGGCAACAGCATAATTAGAAGATGATTGACTCTGTAAACCGCTCTTTAAATTACTGAATTGGCTATTGATATTGGATGCAACATCAAAATCAAAACTTGTAGGAATCGCGGCTTGCATCTGTTTGGAGACAGAGTCCATATTATCAGTGAATCCCTGACCTACTCCAAGAGCCATATATTTACCGACTTCATCAGCCATAACTTTTGAAGGACTATGTATTCCTAACTTATTTTTAATCTTATCAACCAAATCTTCACAAAATCCGCTTACTTTATTCCATAGCCAAGATGCAGCATTACTGATGCCGTTCCAAATGCCCTTAATGAGATTAAGGCCTATCTCAGCCATTTGACCGTAATAATTAGCAAAACCTTTTACAATAGCTGCTATGATTTGTGGAATGGCTTTAATCAGTGTAGGAATACTTTTAATTAAAGCCCCTGCAAGTGCAATAATTAGCTGAATACCAACCTCAACAATTTTAGGTAAATTATTACTAATAGCAGTTACCAAGTTTTGAATGATAACCGGCGCTTTTGCTAAAAGTTGGGGAAGAGCATTTATTAATCCCTGTGCTAGTCCAATTAAAAGTTTAATTCCTGCATCAACTATTTTATCAATATTAGCAATTAATGTGTTTGCCATAGCAATAACTGTATTGACGATTTGAGGAATAAGCTGCGGCAATGCCGATGCCAACCCTTTAACAAGCGATAAAATAACTTGTATTCCACAATTTAAAATCATTGGAAGCATAGATAAAAGAGTACTTGATATTTGAGGGAATATATTCATAACCGCTGTAATTAACGTAGGTAAATTAGACATTAAAGCAGTTGTAACAGATGGAATTAATGATGTTGCTACAGTTAAAATTTTAGGAACCATATTTACAACCTGTGAAACCAAACTGTTAATCAAAGTGGTTGCACCGCTTGTAAACTGTGCTTCCGCTCCTTTTGTTCCAGTCAATAAACCAGAAAATCCAGTAAACAGATTAGTGAAAGCGCCTTGAGATTTATTTGCAAAATTTAATATTCCACTCAAAGCCTGATTTGCCATTGGCAGTAATGATTTTCCGAACTCTCCAGCTAAGTCAGTTACTTTTAGTTGCGCTATTCGCATTTGGTTAGCCAAGCTACCAGACGTTTTAGAGAAATCTCCTTGAGCGTCCTTTGTCGTATTAAGCAAATAGTTATATCTTAATGTAGCTTGTTCCGATTGTGTCATACTGTCATAGCTTTTGTTCAAGCCTTCTGACATAGCAAAAGCATTCAGATTTGCAACGGACATATTGATACCAAGTTGCTTTAATGGTTCCGTTTCTCCACTGATACCAGACCGTATCTTTTCAAATGCTTCAGAAGGATCAAGGTTATAAAACGAGGCCATGTCACCGGCAAGCCCAACCATTTTAGTACTCATAGTTGTGACCTGATCCCCTGTAAGCCCCATAGATTTCAACATAGCTCCCATTGTGCCGTTATACTGTTCCGCTGATAATTCAGACATACCGAAAGAAGTAGCAGCCGACTTTGCCCAACTATTTATTTTTGATGCATTGTCCCCAAATGTTTGATCTACTACATTCTGAACTTCATTTAAATCAGAAGCGGTTTCAATACCTTTTTTACCAAACGCAACTAACGAACCACCGGCAGCGGCAACACCAGCTCCAATTGTTTTAGTTAGCATACCGCCTATTGTCCCTAATCCGCTTTTAAATTTATTAAAATTTGATTCAGCTTTCGTCATACCAGAATTAAAGCCTGAATCATCCAGTTCAATTTTTTGCTTATATGTCATTAAATCGACAGAAGGCATTATAAACCACCTCCTAACTTTTTAATTGCCGCTAAATCCGGTTCCGTAATAATTTGATTTTGTTTTAGTTGCCCATTACCTTGGCTTAATCCAAATAAAGACATTTGATCTTCATATGATTCAAAATTAAGCTGCTGAATCCAATATAGATGACAAAGAAAAATGATGTACGGCATATTCATAACCTGTTCGTATGAATTACCTGTTTCCTTTTCCACCAGTACAATATTCCGCATAAAATAAGAAACCCCGCTGGAGTTTATTTTTTCTCCAGCGGGGTTTTGCTGTTTGGGATTTCATCTTGTGGAATTACTGATTCAACTGATTTTCCCATGAAATCATCAAATATATTGATGAATTTTCGGAGGATAATAAGGTCATCAAATTCCGCTCTAACCGTATCCATTGTAACAGTCTTTGATTTATCCAAAGATAGAATCTCAAAAGCCATATTGAACAAAACCGTAAAAGTTTCCGTAGGGTCTTTTACTTCTTTGGCTTTCTTTTGCAGATTCATAATTTTGGTCATTAGCTGTACTGAAATAGATGCCGGGATATTATATACCATTCCACTTTTCATTTTAATAGAAAGCGGTTCCGGTTCAAATGCTGTTAAATCAATTATTTCTGACATATGTATTTATCTCCTTTACGAAATAGTAGAATTGGAATAATTATATTCGATATTGAAGTATTTTGGTTTGCCATCAATAGTTGTGGCAAGTGCCTTGAATTCATAGTTTGTAGATGTTGCGTTTTCGCCAAATTCAAAGCTCTGTTCGCCTGAAAAGATTGACTGAAAAATATTTACCGTTAATGTATTACCCGTTTCTTTATCCGTATGGATGAATTTCAGATAGCATTTGCCAGCTGTTTCGCTGCCAATAGTAACTGTTTGCTTTTTATTAGTAGTATCATCCGTATAATTACCACCATAAATAAACTTGGATAGATTTTCAAGGTTGAAAGTAATGATTCCGGTTTTAAACGATACGGTTCTTTTTCCATGGAAAACATCTACTACACCACGATTAGTAGATTCTACATCCTTATTATCATCTTTAATAGTCAATGTGGCATTTCCTGATATTGCTCCAATGTTTACAAATTTAGCTAAATCTGTATCTGTAGGAGATGAGAGACTTGTTAAGTCACTACATTTTGCAATATACAGTTCACCGCTCCCAAGCATAATAGGGGTAGTCTGGACATCTGTTGGTAAAGCCATAATTAACACTCTCCTTCTGTTTGAATTTTAAAATAAATAATTATACTAAAATTATTTGTTTCCGTATTTTTTGCAATTCCACCACCATTTACAAGTTCTGATGTTAGTATTGTTACATTTTCATTCTTAATCGTTTTTGTATTTTTCGGATCATCAAGCAATTCAATAATTCTGTCCTTAACAGGCAGTAGTTTCGATATATTCTTGCCAATAATATCAAACTCAACTTGATCAGCCATAATATAACCACCGGAAAGTTCCTTCATTTTCATGATTACATAATTGTCCGCTGTGACTTTTTTAGGCTTTTCCGCTGTAAAAATACAAACAACATTTTTATTTTCTACTGTTATAGTCAATAGACTTTTAATCTTATCATCATTGATAAGATACTTTCTAATTACTTCATATTTTTCCAAAGAGTTCATTTACTCCACCTTAATCAGTTCTTCCTGAAACATCTGCTTAATCTTGGAAAGGTTTTGATCAACAGCCGGTTCAAGATATGGTTGATGTTTTTCAGCCCAATAAGCGTACTCTGTTCCAGCGCCAACATAACCATCAATTTGATTCTCTCCGTCATCTATATCATGGGTAATGCTACGTTTTGTAGCGCCAGTATCAACAGGACAAAGCTGTTTGGCATCAGCTTCTACCATAATGACCGCTTTTTCCATAGCGTTTATGGCGTTCTGATGGTTCAGCTTAATTGCTTCCTGATAGGTCATTGCCATACAAGCCACCGCCTTTATTTATTATCAAGCATAATATCATAGTAATTATCCCAATCAATCAGCTTAACAATTTTATAACGTTCTCCGTTGTACTGTACTGTTATGCCATTTTGCAAAGTCGAATCAACTTCACAAAATACACGTTTAGTGCAATCCACCGTAAAGCCATAATCTTTATAAGCTAATTCCTTTGTGTATGGCTGAACATCGCAGGGAATGGTTTTAATAGCCGTTTCCGTTCCATTATGCCATATACCGCTGTCATCAAGATACCCTTCCCCTTGTCCCATAGCCTTAATTTCTTTGCTGTAAAACCATTCTGACATCTTAAATCACCTTCAGCTTTGGCAATGGCAGCACAGCTTTAATAGAATCAGTTAGGCCATCAGTATCAATACTGATTTCAGATTTTTGGTATGTAGCACTTCGGCTTCCCTGTGTCTGTTGAGTGATCATTCGTTCACCTTTCGCTGCTTTTGATTTAATTGAATCATTATTAAAATAGGCAATTGCCAAATCATATAATGATGTCAAATAGTCAGTATCAAAAGTATCCCATTCTGTGTATTTTAGAATGGCTTTATATGCTTTATCTGTTGATAAGGCAATTGGAATATCGTTTGAAGTATCATCACTGGTCATGGATAGCAAGGTTTTTATATCAGATATTTCAGATTGATATTTTGTTGTTAAATCTGTAAAACTCATTTTCACACCCCTAACAAAATCAAGAAGGGACAGTCAATCGGCTATCCCCAATATGATTCAATTATTATAGATTAGGCGTTCTTCTTGACATAAACGGCTGCGGCCTTGCTAACTGCGTGTTTGTATACCCAACGCCCCTGAACAGCACTAGCACCAATATGTTTACCGTCACCATTCAAATCTTGAATGCGAGGGGCTACCACCCATTCACGGATTCTATGACACCAACGGCTATGACCGGCAATAAATTCAGTGCTTGCAGCAAGTAAATTAGAAACTTTAATGGCAAAACCGCTGTACATTCCTATATAGCCATCATTTACCATTTGCTGAGAGAGATCAGACTGCCTAATAAAGTTCGTAGTATCCTTCAGCATTAGCGCATATGTAGCTGGTGAAACGATAAGAAAACGATTGGTCATAGGTACATTTGCAGTTGTTAAAGCCGTCATAGCATCTACTACTGCTTCATATACGGTACTTTTCGTTAATGCTGTGGTGCTGGAAGCGGCTGTGCCTTTTGCTTCAAGTGTCGCAATACCATCCTGATCAAGAATTTTAGAGCCTGTATAGGCTGCACTATCAAGACGGTCAGCAACAATATTATCCGGTATGGCTGCGGCTTCATAGCCATCAATAACCTCATTGATCGCTACATCGTTAAAATCAGTTACGGTAAGATATGTTGTATCACTGGAAGTAAGCTCCTTACCGGTGACAGGATCATAAGTACCGGAAGCTACCTCAGTATCACGAACCGGAATTTTTACCGCGCCGGATTTCGGTTCGCCTTCATAATCAGTGTTAAAAACAGGGACAGTACCTACATCAATTGTTACAAGTTCTGCTCTAAGTTTTGCATCTACAAGATTTGCGTATCTAGTTTGAAGTTCAGTTGCCATAATTATCAATCTCCTTTATTTTTAATGTTTAATAAGTTGTGGGTTTTTGCTATAAAATGCTTTTTCTACTCCATCCATCATAGAAGGTTCTGTGTCGGAAGGCGTATGCCCTGAAGATTTCAGCTTTTCATTGACGGCATTATCTACCGCTTTCTGGAATGCTTTTTCAAAGGCTTTTAAATTCTTATTTGTACTATCCTCATCTGTTCCAACAAGAAAATCCACCATATCAACCGGAAGATTTTTTGATGTTGCATATTTGATAGCATTAGCAGTTAAATCTTTTTTGAGATTCTCCGTTTTCATCTGTTCAAGCTGATTCTTAACTTTATTCAGTTCAATGTCTTTAGGATCAGTACTTGGATTCCGCTTTTGAATTTCTTCATCAACAAGTTTAGAAAGATTGTTCTGCTTCCAAGTTTCCAGTCCTTTTGAAAAATAAGAATCCAGTTTAGGTTGAATTGTCTTTTTACCATTTTCCGATTCAAGATATTTGTTCATTCTGTCATCTGTCATTAGACCGGTAACATAATTATTGTAATCATCAGAATCCTTAAAATTGTCAAGTTCAGTAACAATGTCTTTAAATTCCATAATATAATCATTCTCCTTTTGCCCTTTACGTTCGGCTAAGACCATAAAGTGCGATTAATTTGTTATATAAAAATAGCTCAATCCAACATGAGGACTGAGTTAATTTTATGCTCTGTAATGTTTGTATGTACTCTTTTCCATAAATCGATCACAAATTATAATAATTGCTCCATACCATTTATGACAATGGAATTTATTAGAACATTTATCGCACTTATGCCCAAATGCTATCCTGTTTTTTGTTGAAATGAAGTCTTTTACAGGATCAATATTAAATTGTGATCTTTCTCTTTCTTTATCCAATGCCCGTTGTGTAGGCTCTGGCTTTTTAAATTCTGCCAATATGTCACTCTCCTAAATACCTTTTGAAGTTTTCCATTTATCAAAAGTGGAATAATCAATGATTGTTTTTTCACCTGTTTCAGGATTTTTAATGTTTTCCAGTTTTCTTGTAGGCTTCCAACCATCAACTACAGGAATAATACAACAACGGCACATCGGATGTCTTGGCAAATCAGGATGATTATCCTTTAAAAAATACTGTCCATCCAAAGAAGCACAAATTTCACAAGTATTTCCTTCCAGCGTAGCATCCCACATAACTTTTTGAACAACATCAGAATTCTGATATATTTCATCCTGTGCCATGCTCATAGCTCTGGCAACCTCTGTATTAATCAATCTGCTGGCTTGATAAGCAGTAACCCCATAATCCTTTTTAATTTGTCTGGCAAGCTTCTCAGGGCTTTTACCGTTAACTAAAGCCTTTCGGACATCATTATACAAATGATTAGTTAATGATTTTTGATTATTCCATATTCGATCACTAAAGGTTATATTATCAATTGGAGTATTAATAGCTGCTTCAACCATTTCTGGCCTTAAAATAGAAAAATCAATATTTGTGCTAATTCCTTTATCAATCATATAAGCGGTTTTATAATATGAATCTGAATATATATCAGACAGTAAATCAGAAGTTTGTTTTATATTCAAAGCACCTAACTTATTTGCTTGTTTTACCAGTTTATCTTGTAAAGATTTCAATTCACTGTACCGCTGTTTAGAAGAAATATTTAATACCCCATCAATTTCATATTTTTGAGTAATTCCAGCTATTTCATTTTGGATATCATCTAAGGCTTGCTTATAAGCTTTTAAAAGTTCTTGTTTTGGCTTTTTAGCTTTATTGGTACAATCCTTTTCTATCTGTAAAATATCTTTTTTTAACGTATCAGCCATTAGTTAAACCAACTTTATCTAAATCAATGCTTTGTTGATCTTCCTGTTCTTTACGAATCTTTTCCATTTCTTCCGCTGGATTCTCAACCCAAGGAATTTGAGCTAAAGCGGTTTGTGTCGATATTTTATCGCCAAGTTGATTAATTGTTTGAGCAATTGTCTGAATATCCTGCGGAATACAAGGATTAAATGTTACCTTAATATCTTTATAATCATAGGGAAGATTTTTCAGGTTTAAATACTGAAATAGAAACCGCATACGATCAGTAATTGTATTACATATTGCATCAAAAACAGTTTTACACCGCTGTTCAAGGAAAACAAGCCTTGTACGCAATGCAATTCCACTTGTATTCGACTGTAATTTCTCATTAGAATCAATATGATCACATGCTTCATAGATATCTTTTTTAATTTCTGTAATCATATTTTGGACATAGTCAGAATTCATTTCTTTCATCAGCCATGAAACTTCGCCTTTTCCTTTTAAATTTAAAATGCCTTTAGTCTTTAAAAGTTCTGCCGTACTTTCGTCCACATCTGCGCCTGTTACAACTAAGTACGCCAATCTGTAATCGGAAATAACATTTACCATATCGCTCATAATCTGATTTAAAGAGTCGTTAAGGCTTTTAATTTTACTGTATATAGTTTTTTCTTTACCTAAAAAGCAAACTGACACCGGAACACCAGAAAAGATGTTTTCTTTTGTGTCAATCAAATTCCCATCCTGATATATTTCAATTCGATCTGGAAAATAGATATCGTAATATTCGGAGCTATCGTATTTTTGCCGATAAAAATGAATGAATATCTGAGGAACATTATCTGAATCACAATATACAATTGCATTTGAAGGATTCAATATACGTGAAGAAAACTCGCCACGTTCATTTATGTAATACAGTTCAAATGCTAAACCATATATTTCAAGCTGTCTCATTAATTCCTGATTATGATTTTTATTCCAATGAGATAGCTGATAATTGATATCATTAATCTCCTGTTCATTACTGCTTTTGCTGATATAAGTCAAGCCATTACCAAAGCAATAGCTTATTTCTTCTTCAATAAATTTGTGAATGTAATTAACAACTTCAATATTATTCGCTCTGCTTGGTTCATGTACATATGTACTTAAAATATCATGTTTACCATCATAATAGCGCTGCATTTTATCAAATATATCACTATGACCATGATAGTCATTAATCATATCTATTATAATTTCATTTATATCCAATTTTTAATTCTCACTTCCTTTACAAACCTAAAAATGATAAGGGTAAAACCTTTAATTTTGATGTCGTATTTATCTGTGGTAACTGCTCCAAGGCATCCGCAAGACAGTCAGGATAGTCATCATGTAAGCTGAATCGACAACCACAGAAGTCATGAAGCTGCTGAATAGCATCTTGATCTTCCTCATTAAAGACAACTCTTCCCATATTGACATCCCCAACTATTGCATTAATGCGATTATCTTTATTGCCGGTTCTGGATTTATTGATAATCGTAATATCTCTATGTTTTAGTTCTTCATCTTTATCAATCAATTCTTGGATTCTAATACAATCTGCACCGCTATAGACGTTCTTTTCAATGCTCAAATGAGTTATATCAGGATAATCCTTCAATAATTGAATTGTTTCTCTGATATAATCATCCATCTCATAATCTCTGATAATTGACTTTCTGGCATAATTTATCTCATCATCAGCTTGAGACAAAACACAATAAGCATAATAGTCTCTTTTCGTTCCGGTTCTGGCAGTTCCAGCCGGATCAATGGAAAGAATAGTCTTCTGAAAAGTATGATTTTCTATATCTACAGCGGATTCTGTAATAATTGTATTAAATCTACGAGTACCTATATTTTCTATATCACCTTGCATTTCTTGCTTAAAAGAAAGTGAATTTTCATAGTACAGTAAGGCAATATCAAGGCAATTCCAGTACTCTTGCCATAACATAGGAAACTGCATTTCTTTTTCATGCTGCAAATAGAACTCTTTTGCAAAATCCAAACGGAATTCATTAGATTTATCCATCAGAACATTCTTGAATTCAAGCCATAAACCGCTGTTAAACAATTCATCTACATTCTCAACCAACACACCTTTTTCCTGTCTTGTTTTCCATACTGGAGAATTACGCAAACGGTCATAGAAATCTTCTTTACATTGAAGAGTACCAAGGGCGATTAATGTTGAATTATCTTTCTGCATAGCATACGAACAATCGTCCGAGAAAACTTTCCATTTCTTTTCCCTTTGTTCATCTGTAACAATCTGATCTGCCTTTTGGTAATCGTCCAAAAGCAATAATTCTATTCTGTGATTATTGTATGCCTTACCTCTGAGCGAACTTGCAGCACTTACACTCTGAATTAAGGTTTTGTTGGTTAGTTCTATTTTCTCATTATTACAAATACAAGTTTTAGGATTAAATAGAGTTCCAAACGCTGATTCTATGTAAGCATTATCTTCTAATGCCATTCTAATATTTCTTATAAATCCTTCCGCTGTATCTCCTATAGCACTGGCAATCACAGTATAGATTTTAAAGCGATAACAGGCACACCAGATAGCGACCGCCAAAGTTATAACTGTAGACTTCCCTAAACCTCTTGGACAAATATAGCATTGTTTATCATGGGTTTTTTTTAGAATCATATCTTGAACTTCTTGCCACATCTTATAATGAATATTAGCTAGTGGAGCTTTGCCCTCACCGCTGTATATACTTTGAAGGAAGTACATGCAGAAGAATTCCAGAGAACGCTTTCCAAGACTCCAAGCAAGGCCATGATGATTGAATAAATTATTTTTATTTTGAAGAAGAAGCTGCTTTGCTTGATCTTCACCATAATATTTAATCAGATACTTTGAAAGTAACTGGGTATTTTCGATCGTATTAATGTTCTGCTTTGATATTATTTTTCACCTTCTCCACTTTGGGCTTTATTTTTTGGTAGAAATTCTGTAATTAACCCCCACCAGCCGACCACCAAATATAAAAATAGAAGGCTACCCCTTGCAGGAACAACCTTCTATCAATAATTCATTATTATTCAATTAATAATTATTTTCACCCTTTCAGCCTGTGTATAAGTCTATCAAAGTGTTGTCTTGATATTCCTAATATCTTTGAAGCTTCAACCTTTGTTAGTTCATGCTGCTGTACCCTATGGTATACCCTTACTACTTTATCATCAATAGCTTTCTTTGGTCTGCCTAGTTTCTTACCCTTTGCTCTTGCAACATCCAATCCCTGATTGATTCTTGATATAAGCTTTTCCCTTTCCTGTTGTGCTAAATGCGCTTTAAGAGTAATGAGTATATCAGTAACCATATCATACATGGAGTCTTCTTTTATGGTATCCCACTGGTTCAGGTAGGGAGTATCTAAAGCTACCACCTTGATACCTAGGCTCTTAAAATGCTTGAACTCTACAATAACCTGATCTGCATTTCTGCCAAGCCGGTCAATATCCGATATAATCAAGATATCACCTTTACGCATCTTATCTCTCATAGCGTTATACTTAGGCCGGTTTAAATCTTTACCGCTCATAGTTTCTTCTACAAACTCATTAACAGTAAAGTTATTCCGTTTTGCATATTCCTTTATCGCTAAAACCTGTCTATCCGTCTTTTGTGTTCCCTTATTAGTAGATACACGACAATAAGCAAAAATCATAAAATCAGCCCCTTTTTATCCGGTACACTAATTATAATATGTAACATTAATCGTGTCAATATTTATGTTACATATTATAAAGCTATTTTTATGCTATTTTTGCCTATTCTATCGGATATTTTAAGTAATCTTAATCAAGTGATTATGTTACACAAATTATTCTTCCTTATTCTCTTTTTTATTTTTACCTGAAACGCTATCAAAGGCAGCTAAAACATCAACATCTTCATCTTGTCTATCATCATTAATATTAACCGTATTTGCAATACGGCCTAATGATCTTTCGATCCAGTTAGCTAAAGCCTTTTCTTTTGTGCGAACATCAGTACAGGTAGTACATATCTTCCAGTATTCTTCAACGGCCTTTGGCAAGCGTGAAGTAAAATCCTTTTGTGCTTGGGTTTTGACCTCTTGTAGCCTCTTATCCAGCGCAGCCACAAATTCAGGATTTTTTATCCATTTATAAAAAGTGGTTCTGTGCATACCTAATCTGCCCATTACTTCTTGTTTGGTATAATCACCCGTAACCAACATTTCAATTGCTTCAATCTGTTTTTTATCTAGCATTTTTAATTCAGCTCCCTTCACTTCTCTACGTTTAAATCACACCTTTTTAGTATACATTATCCAGTTTATTTTTGTTCAGAGTTTTCAGATTTCTCTTTGTTTTTCGACATGCCCAAAAGCTTAATTATATAAAGCATATCTTCTTCGATGCTTTCCATCCTCATATCTGCTGTACTATTTGCTGTGTTAAAGCCAATAATCAATCCAATCATTAAACCAATTATTAAAATAAATATAGTTGTAAAAATATATTCAATTTGTATAATCTCCTTTAATTTTATTTATTACTGATACATAACCATTTCTTTACAATCTTCAATCATATCTTGTGATATATCTTCCGATTTATATTTTGGTATCTTTATGTACTTGCCATATTCCATAGGGTTATAAATCCTATTTGTTTTATTAAATATTGTGTCAATCTTATTTTCTGCAAATTTCTTTTGTGTGTTCCAAAACTTTTGATTATCAAAATCTTCATTTACATCTGCATGATAATCATAAGAAAACAGGTACATTGATTTATAGCAGTTAGTTATTTCATCACGCTTTAATAATTTCCTTACCTGTTGAATAAAATCATCATAGAATTGTTTTGACTTTTTGCGATCACAGTACAATTTCCATTTTTTATTATTTTCTTTAACACCATAAGAAATTTCAAGATTATGTTTTACCCTGTCAATCTTGTCTATTGTTTTTAAATCTTCAATATCATCTGTTGCATAGAACTCTCCGTCTTTACTTTCCTTTATAAAACTAACTTTATAATATTCTTTATAAAGAACGTCCTCATATTCTGCAAAGTTATTAATAATGCGTTTCAATCTTTGCTTATAGCTGTTCATTACAACATCACAATAATCAAGGAAGAAGTTCTTTTCAATTGTCGTACAATCAGTAAAGCAATCATCAAAATTGTAATAAGCATTACTAAAATCATCAATAACTAAATTCATATCTCTAATTATTTTACTTGCGCTACCGTCTATACTTCCATCAGATTCAAGTGCAATCTCAATCCAGTTACGCATATAATCAGATATAATGCTTGTGTTGTTTCCACCGTTATTACTGCGGTTATCCATCTTCTCTTTTGGAATATCATATATTTCAGTGATAACAATTTCATTGGTTGGCTTATCTTTAAATAATTTACCTGTCTTTTCATATATAAGATAACGATTTAATTCTTTTAATTGATACTCTTTTTGTTTACTACCATCATATTTTTCAAAGCCGACTGCAATAAGTAATTTCTT